TTGGCCTGATGCCAGCTTGCCAGCGGCACCAGCGGCCTTGTCGCTGGCGTTGGCGGCATCAATCAGCGCTTGGTTCGATTTCTCGAACGGGTTCACCGTATCCTGCGCCGCGCCCGCCACATCGGCAAGCGCATCGCCCGCCTTCACCCAGCCATTGGCCGCGGTGGACCACACCACCGTGCCGCTGCTGATCAGCTTGTCGGCCTCGTCAATCGACTTGACAGCGATGCCCGTGGTTTCGGCAAAGCGTGTCAGGCTTTCGGTGGCGCGGTCCTGAATGGCCACGCCCTGCGCCTCTGATTCAGACAGCTTGGCCTTGGCGTCAATCAACGCCATGATGGCGGTTTGAGCCTTGTAAGACTCATACCCCAGCGCCGTCAGCGCCAGCGCAAAACCGGCCGGGCCGGTCAGCAGCGCCAGCACGCTGGGCAGCACCAGGCCCAGCTCCTTGAGCGACACCAAAATCCCGAGCCCGCCCTTCACAGCCAGAAGGCCCAACAGACCCTGAAACAACGGCAGCGCGCCGTTAAGCTGCGTGATCACGCCGCCCAGGTTGCCAGCGATCTGCAAAAACGACAAGTCCACATCCTTGGCACCCTTGCCCACGGCCACCAGCGCTTCAAACAACGGTTTGAATGACTCGATTACGCCGGCGGTGTACTTGCTCAGTCCAAAAAAGGCGGCGCCGGCCAACTCAATGGCGCCCCTGAGCCCCTCCACGGTGGTGATGTCAATCGAACCGAACAGGTTTTTCAGCGCGCCGATCACCGCATCCAGCCCACCCTTGAACCCTGAAAAGTCCGCACTCGCCAGCGCAGCAGGCAGGTTCTTGGCCACCGTATCCAGCGCCTGTTGAATGTCGCCAAACTGGCTCTCGATGTACTGCACCAGGTCACCCAGCGCGCCGCTTTTTACGCTCTCGCCCAGCGCCTCGAAAATCTTGGCTATGGCGTTGGCAATGCCGCCAAATTCGTCCAGCAGCGGCGTGCCAATGTTCACCAGCAGCACCGTGAAGGCGCTGGAAATCTTGCCGGTGGAGGTCTCCAGGCTGCCCGCCATCTTTTTGAAGGCTTCGTCGGTGGCGCCGGTCACGTTGCCCATGGCCACAATCGACGCGGCAAACTTGTCGGCCTGTGGCCCGGCAAGTGTGGCGGCAGCGGTAAAGCCGCCAATGTCGCCAAACAAAATTTTCATCTTGTCGGCACTGCCCCCGGTCTTCTCGGCCACCGCCTGCAAGGTGCCTGACAATCCGTTGGCAGCCAGCCCAGAGGCGCTGAATTCAATGCCTAGCTCGGCGGCCAGGTCTTTGGCCTGGCTGCTCGGGCTGATGATATTGGAAATGGCGCCGCGCAGGTACTCAATCGACTCTGCGGGCTTGATGCCCGATGCGGTCAGCGTGGCAATTGCCGCGCCCACTTCTTGCAAACTCACGCCGGAAATCTTGGCAATTGGAGCAACTTTGGCGAAGCTGTTCGCCAGGTCAGTCATGCTGATGTCGCCCTCATCGATGATCTTGAAAAACAGATCACTCAGGCCGCCCGCGTCCGAAATCTCCATGCCGTAAGAATTAAGCGTTGACACCAGCACCTTCGTCGTGCTGTCCAGGTCTGAGCGCGTTGCCGCGGCCAGCTTTTCAGCGGTGGCAATCAGATCCAGTGATTTTGACCAATCCACCCCTGAGCCAATCGCGTTGGCCAGCGCCGTAGTGATCTTGTCCAGCGGCTGTGTGCTGCCCTCGGCATAGTCCAGAATCGCGCCCTTGAAGCCGGCCAGGTCTTCGGCTGATGCGTCAATGATGGTGCTGATCTGTCGAAACGCGCCGTCAAAATCCCCTGCGGTTTTCACGGCAAACACCGTCATCGCCAGCCCGGCAGCCAACAGACCCGCTTCCAGCTTCAACGCCCCCACCGTGAAATCAGCAATCGGCTGGGTGACATTTTTCAGTGACGATGTGAATGTATTGGCGTTGTTCAGCGCAGACAGCGTGGCCGCGCCGGTCTTGTCCACGCCGTTAAAAATCAGGTCAATCGTTTTTTGTGCGTCTGCCACGGTCAGCCCTTTTGTTGTTTTGAGCGCCGCTCGCGCTCGTCATACCACCTGGCCCACAGTGCGGTCTCGGTCTCGCACAAAAAACCTTCCGCGAACACATCGGGCCGCACCTCAAACAAAAACCGTCCGCGCTCTGAACACAGCGCCAGCGCCACCCTTATGCTGCGGTCTTGCCAGAGCGCTTCGGCTTTCCCACTTCGGCCGCTTGGCCGGTCAGATTCGTGATGGCGTTGGGCAACTGGTAAAACACCGTCGGGAATGTTTCGGCCAGCTTCACCGCCACATCGCGGTTATCCGGCCCCAGCAGCGGTGCCACACTGCCCGCGGCCAGCATCTCAATGCGCCGGCTCACATCGCCCGGCACGTCCTCATTGCTCAGGCCCATGGCGGCGCGTATGGCGGCGGCCTTGTCACCGTCACCGGCCAGCGCGGCCACCATGGCGCGCGCGTTGTCCAGGCCGCGCTCGGCCGCCTGGTTGGCACGGGCCAGCTCGGCAGCGCTCAGGCCCCGCACCACCCACTCGGTCGGCTCCTTGCCAAACCACGCCGCCAACTCGGGCACCTGCAAGGTGCTTTGCCGGGGTTGCAGCGCGGCCTGCAAAAACTTTTGCAGGTCCATCGCTTACGCCTTGATGTCGACCGACTCGGTGCGCGGTGTCACCGTGCAGGCGGCAGAAAACGAGCCACCGCCAGCGGGGAAGGTGCGGCTCACGCCCAAAATGCCCTGCGTCAACTGCTTGGGCACGGTCTTGTCACGGTCAGGCCGAAACTCCACCCAGATCTCGGTGCCCTTGGCGGCCAGCACGCCGTCGGTGATGCCGTCGCGCATGATGGCGGTAAAGCCAGCTTGCCCCAGGCTGGAGCTGGCCGAACCCACCGGGCCGTCATAGGTGCTGGTACTGTTGATCGAATAAGTGCTCTCGGCGGGCACCCAATCAGAGGTGTTGGCAATCGGCGCAAACAGCGGCGTGGCGCCGCGCGCATAAACCAGTTTGGCCACAGCGCCGGTGTGAATCAAAGGGAGTGCGGCGGCAAACGTGATCTCGCCCGTGGCGTAGTCCAGCGCATACACCGGGTAATCACTGCGCTCCACATGCAAGCCCGGCACGGTGTAAATCTGCGCGCTGGTGATGACGGCGGCGGCGCTGGTGGTCACCCGCACCTGCCCAATCTCGATCGAGCCCACCGGAATCAGCGGCGGGCCACCGGCCGCGCCACGGGTCTCCACAAACGCCGTGGTGGTGCCACTGGTACCGGCCACCACCGCAATGGCGCCCGCGTCGGTGATGGTGATGCTGTTCACCTTGCTGACGTTCGTCAGCGGCCGGGTGATCACGCCCGTGCCAGCGGCCACAGACAGCACGCCGTCCTCGTCCGCACCACTCACGGCGGCCATGGCGGCGGTCAGGGCGGCCACCGTCACGGTGTCGTCGGTGGCGTGCGTGGTGATGGCGCCGCCGGTCAGCAGGCCATACGGCGCAATCACGGGCTCGGAGCCCGCCACATTGCTGATCGGCGCAAAGCTCACGCCAAACACGGTGGCATCGCCACTGTCCGTGGCGGCCTCAAATGGGTAAGCCGTTTGACCGGCCTCGTAACGGATGATGGGTGCGCCCATGGTGATGCTCCTTCGGTGTAAAAAAATTAACTCAAAACGTCCGGCTGCCCGCGCAGGTGCTGGTAACGCACCACAAAGCTGGCCTCCGCAAAAACAAACTTGCCCAGCTCGGCCTGTATGCCGCCGCCGGTGTAATCCACGCCCACCGCCAAGCCCCCAAAGGTCTCGTCGAGGTACATGACCGCAAACAACGCGGCCAGCGCGGTGTGCGCCTGGGTGCGCAGTGCATCGCGCGTGCTGCCCGTGGCCACTTCAGCCCGGGCAATGCTCAGCGGCATGGCGCAGGTGGTGTAGTCGTAGTTGGTGCTGGCGGTGTCCGTGCCGTCCTGCACCAGGGTGATCGGCAAGTCGCGCTCGTCCTCGGGCGCGGGCACGCCATAAACGCCGCCGGTGGCCGTCAAAATGGCGTCAATCAGCAGCTCACGAATAGGCAGGCTCATGTCACCGCCTCCGGTGGGTATTTCTTGACCAGCAGGTAACGCATGGCGTCCAGCAGCTGCGCCTGGTACTCGCTGCTGGCAGCGGGCAACACATCGCCGCGCACGGTGTCAAACACCTGGCTCAAACTCGGGCCGCTGAACACCTTAATCCCCTTGCGCCCGGCGCCCGTGCGCGCCGCAATGCCCACGTTGCGGCCACCATTGAGCACAATGTAAAACGGCTTGTTGCCGCCCACACCCGGCGCGCCCTTGGTGCTGCCGTCGGGCTTGATCTTGATGCGAATGCCATTGGTGGGAATGACCGGCGGCCTGATCCAGCTGGCCTTGTCGCCGGCAATCAGCGGGTCGGTGCTAAAGCGGCTCAGCAGCAGCCCGCGCGATGGCGTCTTGATGGCCCCGCTCAGGCGCGAGCGCGTGGCCTTGGTCACCACCAGCCGTTCCCCTACGTAACTGGCGCTTAAGCGCACCTGGTCACGAATGGCGCGGCTGGCCAGCGTCTTGACCTTGGGCGCGGTCTTGTTGATGGCCACCCGCAGCGCATCGCTGGTATTGCCGCCCACAAACTCAAACAGGCTCACAGCGTCAGCCACGGCCTCCTGGTCCACGTCGATTTGGTAATTGATGCTCATGCCACAAACACCTTGTGCTCAATGGCATCGGTTGACTGCAGGCTTTCCACCCGATAAGTCGCGCCATCGTTCACGGCAAACGTCTCGCCGCTGCGTGGCGCAGCGGCTATTTCAGCCGCCCGCACCGACAACACCGCGGTTTTCACATTGACCTGGGCGGTCTCGCCATAACGCGACAAATCCTGCTCCTCCAACACCGTGCAAGGCGTGATGGTGCCCAGGCGGTCGGTGTAGGTGGCGGGCTTGCCAAAGGCCGAGTAAACCCGGTCTGTGGCGCGGCCCAGCGCAGCGGTCATGGTGCCCATAGCTCAGTCGTCAGACTGCAACTGGCAGATAAGTGCCGAGCTTGATCTTGACGGTGGCGCTGGGGTTGGCGGCAGCTTCCACGGCCACACCCACACACACCTGGGCAGCGGCCGTCTTGTCCACCATGGACGTGCCAGGCACCCAAAACACGCGGTCGCCCACGGCAATGGCCAACGCGGCAGTCTTGGCAATCGTCACCACACCCTCGGTCAAAAACGGGCCGGGCACGCCATTTGCAACAGGGGCGAGCGCCACGCCAAACAGGCCCGCGCCAAACATGTAGCCCGCGCCATTGGCCACGGCAGCGCCTGGCGTGAGGGTGAGAGTTTTGCCCTCTTGGATGTATGTATTCATTTTCTCGATCTTTCAAAAATCGGGGCTATCAGCCCCTTTTGGTTTAAACGCCTGCGTTGGTCACCGCGCCGCGGTAGTCCACAGCGGCCGTGCCGTAGTCCAGCCGCACCTTGTAGCGCGCGCCATCCACGTCAAAGCCGTCCTGCACTTCCAGGTAAGGCTCCTGGCGGCCGTCCAAAAAGGCGACTTCCAGCACCGGTGCCTCGGTGGCGTCACAGAAGCTGTAGCGGCGCGTGCCGGTCAGGCGCGGGGTGTCCACAATGTCGCGGTACAGGCCGTTGACCACGTTGGGCTTTTGCAACTTGTTGGCGGTGTCGGGGTCGTACTCGGCCTGGTTGATGGAGCGTGCCGTGCCACCCAAACCAATGGGCACCAGCAACACAGCCGGGCGCAGGTCCAGGTAATCATTGCCGCTCACATCGAGCTGGCTGGCCATGAGCACGCGGTCGGCATCAATGCTGGCCATGCTGATAGCCGCACCCGTGCCAATGTTGGCGTGCGTGGCGTGGAACAACGTCAAGCCGTCACCCATCGTCGGGCCAAGGCCAGCGTTCAGCGCCAACATGGCATACACATCCGCCTCCACCGTGCGGCCAGCCGCGCGGCCCAGCATGTTGGCCAGGCCCACAAAAGCGCCAAGGTCATCGTTGATGATGGCCTGACGCGAGAGGTTGATGATGTTGCCCTTGGTGGCAGCGGTGATCGTGCCCTTCTCGCCGTCGGGAATGCTCTTGTTGGTGAACTCACCCAACTCGTTCACAGCATCCAGCGTGCCGAAGCCGCCGGCGCGGTAGCGGTTGTGCGCGCGGAAATCGCTCACACTGCCCGTGGCGCAAAAGCGGCTCCAGGTCAACGCGGCGCGGGCATAAGCCGCCTGCAGCGCCTTGTGCATGGTGTTTTCCAGCAACACGGGGAAGTCGCTGGTGCCCTGCGTGAACGCGGCGGCCACAATCTCCATCTGGCCCATGCCATCGGTCTTGACGCCGGCGCGTTGCAGCGACGCACGCGCCAGGTCCAGCAGCTTGTGACCACGGAACGGGTTGGCGCTCATGGATGCGCGCACCTTGGCGTCCTGCTCCACACCAGCGCGCACCAGCAGCGCAGACACAATGGCATCGCGGCGCTTGTCGGTCTCATCAGCCAGCGTTTCCACGCGGGCATGCGAACCGGACGGATTCACCGGCTCGGCACCCTTGCCCACCTCGGTCAACAGGCGCGCCTGGATGACCTCGATGGTCAGTGCCGGGTCGGCCAGCACATCGGTTTGCAATG